TCGAAGTTTCTCTTGGAAGGTTTGATCTTTTACATCTACTTTACGGCGCTCTTCTTTAGCATCAGAAATATCCTTTTGGACTCTCTGAAGTTCAAGATCTAAAGCCGCCTTCCTCGTTTCATAATCCGTTACATCAGCTTTAGTTTTTTCAAGCACCACTTGTTTCCCCTGGATTTCTTTTTGAGTTGCTTCCAGCTCAGCAACTTGTTTCTCTTTATCAGAAACAATTGAATCCTTTACTTCAGGCATGTTATTTATTTGGTTAAAATTTATTACCTCCTTTAATGGTAGAGGACACCGTGTTATTAAATTAATTATATCAAGTATCTCTTAACAAATCAAATTATATTACAATTATTTCTCTTTATACTTCATCATCTCTTTATACTTCATCATCTTTTTATACTTCATTATCTTTTCCATTTTCATCTTTGGTTTAGGCAATGATTTTCCAAATCTATTCCGTAAAGCACTCCCTATTGCTACACCAGTTCTAAAAGGAAGAGTAGTACTTCTTAATGCAGCCTCTCCTAATTTCTTGACTCCCTTTATAGCACCCTCTGCTAGTTTTTTCCTAGCACTAGCATTCATTGCCTTTCTTTCCTCAATAGATAATTTTGAATAATCTTTCATAAAAATATTTAATTAAACTTTTCTACCATAACGATTTGTAGAAACTATTTTCTTATGCCTCTTTGCATAAGTCCTCTTAGCTTTAGCAAGTTTTCCTGTTCCTCCCTTTCCCTCTGCCCCCTTAATACTTCCTTTTACTATTGATGCATAGTAAACCTCTTTACCTTTTTTAGCACCATACTTTTTCTTCATTGCGGAAAGTATTTTCTTTCCCTTCTCAGTTATAGGCATATTATTTTTTGTCTTTATTATTCCACTTACTAATAAACTTAGTCTTATCTACAACTTTCTCCTTAGTGGGAGTAGCTTCGACCTGTGTAGATTTTGGCTCAACGTCATAAGATTGCCATAACCTGTTTTCAGCAATCTGTCCAAGGACAAACTCTGAAGAAATATCTTTCAAGGTAGAACGTTTTAATAAATCAATCTCCCTCTTCTTAAGAAATCCAGACAACAGTGGAGAGCTATGAAATACTCCAGACCAGATTGATAAAGATTCAATCTTTCTTTCTGGCTCAGAAAATCCTTCACGATCTAATATCTCTTTCCATAAGTCTGTGGCAGAAAATAATTTTAGGATGAGATGTTTCATATTTTAAATTATTTATTTAATTATTGTGCTATTAATCCTTGATTCATCATTCTCTGGGTAGGGCCTTTCGCGCCACTCATCATTCCTCTTTTTCCTTGCAACATATTTGTTACTGGCGATACTGATTCTATACCACGATCACCTTGATTTTCTGGAGCATTCATTTGTCCACCCTCAGGTTCAACTGGTGTTTCTTCTGAAGTAAAGCCAAATCTTTCTTTCTCATAATCTGAAATCATTTTATCATCTACAAAATCAGAAATTGATTCTCCGAATTTTTCAATCGTTCTATAAAGCATTTTCTTCTGAGATAATAATCCAGACTGACCAAACATATTTGTCAACCTAGTCATAAAATCTAAGAAAATTAATCTTTCATTTTCAGGACTTTGTTCAGCTTCGAAAGTAATCTTAATATCAAATTGTATTAACTGTAATGCCTTAGGAGTAACCTCAATAATTTCTACTCTTTCTTTTTTAAAGAGAGACCTCATGTAAGATTCCTTATACAATTCGTTAGACTTTAATGGAGTATCAGTAATTCTTAATTCTCTATTTCCAATTCCACCTTCTAATAAATCAATCTCTGACAGAGAAAGAACTTTCTTAAATTTACGTTTGCCAATAATCTTTTCTGTCTTTGCGGCTGTATAAAACTGAATCATATTTCTTATAGACAACCATGTCTTTTGCTCTAATAAATCCTGATAGAATAAATAATACAATCCACTAGCTTCATTTTGCTGCTGTGCTAACTGCGCTCTTTCTGTAGCACTCTTTGGCTGACGACTTTGAATTACTGAAGATCCAGCAGCACCTGAACCGGTATTAGCAATCGTACTTTGAAGAGTGGTAATTGTATTCCAAAAAGAACCAGAGGCACCGCTTACTGGTAATTCTTTGTATTGGTTTACATCAGTATTAACTTGATAAACTCTTCCAGCTTTAAATTCTAATCCTTGTTCAGCAGTTGGATCATTGGTAATAATAGGAGCAGCAATAGACCTTCGTTCTCTATCTAATAACAATTCCATCATTTTATTAATGGCATCTTGTGGAGATTTTACTTTCTGTGCTAGTGGAACTCCAAAGAAGAAACTAGCATCCAGTGGTTCGAAGATAGTTTTTGAAAATGGTAATCTTTTGTGGTTCCAAGGAAGAGGAGAAATTTCTTCTACTAAATCTTTTTTATTTTCTTTTTTAACTCTTAATGGATTTAATAAAACTCCATTAGCAATAATCGCATACTGATCTTTGTAGGTATTAAAGTATCTAACTACTTCAACAAAATCTCCACCCCTAACATCATAAGAAAGGAAATCAGCAAAGATAGAATCATCTGGGAATTGAGATCCTGGAACTACATAATTAACGTTAGAATAATTCTTAAATTCATTTTTAAAATCATCCCATTTTAGAAGTGACCTAACAATAATTTCTTCTTGCTTCTGAATACTTGGTTCCCAAATCTTTGGAAAGAACAGATCTTCTAAATTAATAATTTCATCTTCCACATCTGATTCATCTAATTTACTTTCAGTATATTTTGTTTCTCCTGTATCAGGATTATACATCGTAACATCTTTCACATCTCTCAATCTGTTTTTGAAAGCAGTAAATACTACTACAGTTCCATTTTCAATGTTATACAAAAACTGCCAGAAGTTCTCTAGCTTTCTATTTGCTCCACGTTTCCAATACTCAACTAAATCTTTTAATATAATCCCCTTAATAGCGTCAAACCCTTCCACTCCATCGAAGTGCGCTTTCATCTTTAAATTAGCAATCTTGGCCAGGATAGAAATAATCTGATTACGAGTATCAGGCATCATAAAAGATGGCGTCTCAGCGTCTTCATTTAATGGGATATATCCCCAGAATTTTTTTCTAGAATCATCTAACCATTCCGTTAGGGTTCTTCCACCAAACTGTTTATAAGGTTGATTTTTTAAAGCTCTCCATTTAATAAATTTTGAATATACATCGAAGATAAATTCCATTGTATCTTTTGGAGGAACATAATATTCTTCTAAAAAATATTTATCTTTATCTTTTTCGATGGCGACATTTGTACCAGTTACGTTCTTCATAATAATTTACCAGTTTTAAATTAAAAATTCTTCTAATTGTTCTTCGGTATTATTTTTAATTCCATACCGTTTATGAAACTCTTTATGGCAATCATTACAAAGAGTGAATCCATTTGTAATATCTAATCTTCTATCTATATAAGTAGCAAAATTATTTTTGTGATGTGCTCTCAATACTCCTCCTATTTGTCCACATCTTTGACAGGTAAAATTATCTCTTATGAAAACTGAGTCTCTCCATAATTTATATTCTACTGTATTTCTAATCTTAGCATTTATAGAAGTAATACCACCCTTCCAAAAATGACACTTTTCTCTGCTATGAGATTTGCTCATCTTCCTACGAGTTTTTTTTGAAAAATATCTTCCAGTGCCAAACTTCCTCATACTCTCTCTTCCTTCTTCTGACATAAATCCTTTAACACCTTTGTTCCAAGCAGTTCTTCCTTTTTTAAAAAGTCCTTTTTTTTTACTAGTTGAATAAACTCCTGAAGGCATTACTTTTTTTATTTTTAATTTAGTATACGCCCTGTTCTCTTTTTGTTAAAATTTTTCCGTACATTCTCTTGAAGTAGAGAGACAGATTTACTAGGTATAATATTACTCCTCAACATAATAACAGTATTCAATATATTTTTCAAGTGCAAATCTACTGAAATGTCTTCGAGGTTTGTTTTGTTAAGAATTATTTTATAAATTATAATTTTTTTATAGAGAAAAACTAATTGAAATGTGTTTGGAAAATAGAAAGGAGTGATTTGAGAATCGATCTTTTGCACTGCCTTTACAAAACTCTTTATAAATGGTTTATCATAAAAAGTTTCTATCTGGGCTTTATCAAATAATTCTTTTGATTGCATATTTATTCTTTATTTCTGGAAATGTAATCAGCATAGGCAACCAACTTTTCTTTTGGTTCTGCTGTATTTACATTTAAGTTAATAAGTGTCATGTTAGGATTCTTGTTTCCTTGCTTGGCCATGTGCAACATAGCATAAATATCTCTCAGGGCCTTAGCCTTGCTTCCTAAATTAGCTTTCTTAATATCCTGTATAGTAATGTTCTGGAGGATCATCATCAACTTGTCCATTGACATAGACTGCATTTCCCATAACAAAGTTTCCATCTTTCCCAAAGGAGCAACCTTACTCTTGGAAGATTCATTAATTATTCTTGGAACTACTTTTCTATTTTCGTCAATAACTAAAACAATATTCTTTATAGCATTTGAATAACCAGCAGTCTGGATTGCCTGGAAGATTTCCGTAGTGATATAGGCAGGATGAGTTCTAAGAAAAGTAAGAACTTCCTTAAACTTAATTGTAACAGCATTATACGCAGAAGCAAAAGATCTTTTATCAGGAGCAGTATATCCAAACCATTTAAATATTTTATCAATGCCTTCCCTTTCAATAGAAGATAATTTATCAAACAACATTTTTGTAACCCCATCTCCCCTAATAGATTTTCTGGCCAACTTCCTTGCGCCAAAGAAATAAATTAACCTTACTATTTGTTCAGGAGTAAGGTCATTAGGATAGCCAGTTTGATTATTCAGCTTCTTAACAAATGCAATTTTGTTTTCAGTAATTATATCAGTTGGTTTTACTTTATCCATTTGATTTTTTTCAAAAGATTAATAAAGAATTTTTTAAACCTACGCCTCTGTTTATCTTTTTGAAGAGCTTTCCATGTATCATCTGGAATACCACTAAAACCTGTAGAGATATTTTTACCTGTTAATTGTCGTCTAGTAAGTGACATATAATTTTCTAAAAACTGGGGCCGATTAATTAATGGTTAAAAGGTCTTTATATCACTAAAAGAAGCAAGTGTTGCATCAGCATGAACTATGCATGTTCCAGCTGATGCTATCCCATCTATATGATTTGCTGTAGTACAATTGCCTAAATCAATAGTAGTCCAATTACAATATGGTCTATACCAATCCCATCTCTTGTATGGAACTTCTATCTCCTTAATCGTAGTGATTATTTGCGACCTATTAGTTGAGAGTTTTTGTACTAACTCTCTAAGAAATTTAATCTCAGATTGTAGACTCTTTGTGTCTCTATCTTCTATGGTCTCTAGGTTGAAAAGTATTTCTTTTGCGTCTTCTTGAGTAATTAACTTGCTATCAACAAGCTTAAGTAGTTCATCTACTGTTGGCAGTTTACTCAATCGCCAAACGATCCTCACATGAGGTTCGTTAATTATTGTATTCTTCATGTTTGTTATTTTCAGCCCCAGTTTTCAAAGAACTATATATAACATTAAGACACTGTGTCCATATCTCTTCCATTATTTTACACTATATATATATATTGTCAAACAATATCCACCTAATAGTTACATATACACACATAATGATGATCCTTAACTATAACTAAGGAGTATAAATGTATTGAAGAAGGGCGATAATGTCCAAATGTAACAGAGGGGGGTATATATCACTCTATATCAAAAACCCCAAAGATACCCTCCCCCATCTCCTCTCTTTCAATATGGTATAATATAAATGGAATTAAAAAAGAACAGCACTTTAATAAAAATAATAAAAGTAAAATATCATTATGACAAAGAAACACTTTAATGCTCTTGCTGATATGGTTGCCTTCTTCTTCTTCATAGAGGGTAAGGGCAAGGATATTACAGCAAAGTTAATAGAACAACACTTAAAAGCAATACTTGTTATGGATAACCCAAACTTTGACCCAATGAAATGGAAATGCTACATAATAAAGACACTTGCAACATTAGTAAATAATGAAAAAGCAAGAGAAGACCAGCAGATAAAAACACTTGCTTGACCTTTTACTCATCTTTTCATCTTAAATGATGGAGAGATGGACTAAAAGATGAAGACAATGGCTTAATGATAAGGTAAGAGGAGAGGGGAGATAGATACACCCCCAAACAAACAATATATATATATCTAATTATAATATACTACATCCCCCCTCCATAACTTCTTTACTACTATATACAAGAGATTAGGCGAAAAGTTAATACAGGACACGGACACGATAAAGCAATATATAACAAGGTTAAAAAGGGCAAAATCAATATGCTATAATATAAAGAGATTAAGAAGACACAACGAACCTTAAAAAAATAACTAAATAAAATATGATAAAACAGGAAGAGATACCAAAAGAGATAAAAGGCTTATGGGCTATACAATACGAACCAATGGAAAAAGCACTCTTTAAGGCATTTAAGAAGACAGCAAAGACCGAAGAACAAAAAAAGAAATACAAAGAAATAAAGGAACTTTACGAAAGCAAGGAATGGAGACAAAAAATTTGGATACTTGATAGTTATGCTAAAAAATTAGGTTTATAGTTGCTTGACATTGCTCTTTACTATAAAACAAGTAAAGGGCAATGATGAGGCAATTAAAGAGATCGCCTTGAACCTTAAAAATAATAAATAAAAAGAATATGGAAAAACAAGAGTTAGACAGCCAAGAACAAGCAAGTTTGGTTGTAGATAGACACATCATACAAAACTTATGCTTAACGATGGGAAAAGCCCTTGAAGATGAGCCAGAGATACTTAATGATAGTAAAAATTACTATCCGATGAATGAAGATGGAGAAAAGGATGAAGATGGAGATTACCCCGAAGTTTATGAGTTTTGGAGTATTACAGAATGGTTAGGCGAAGAGTTAGAAGAAAGGGGAGAAATAGTTTTTGATTATCTTGATTTTATAGTTTGGGGAAGACAATGCACGGGACAAGCAATAAAATTAGACGGAGTTATACAAGAGATCGCAAAGGAAAACGATTTTAGATAATTACTTGATACTGCTCTCTATCATAGCAGGTAGAGGGCAGAATTGAAGCAATTATAACAAAAGGTTGCTTTTAGTAAATTAAAAACAAAACAAAAATATGCTTTATGGAACAAGGAAGTTTAGAAATGGAAAAGTAAGAGGGAGTTTAGAGTTTGACACTGGAAAAATTGTAAAACTTAATGAAAAAGAGAACAAAGAACTTAATGAGAAAATTGAATTATGGAAATGGGAAGCAATAGTAAAAGAAAGAACTGAAAATAAATAAGATAAAAGTAAATTAAAGATAAAAATATGCGAGATCTAACAAAAGAACAAAAGATATTACTTGATAATTGGTATAAAAGACAGCCAGAAGAAAAGATATTAGGATTAAGTTGGAGTTTATCAAAAGACGATGATTTTACCCTTGAACTTTACGATGAGATAGAAAAATTAAATGATACAGAGATCCTTTATCAGAATATAGAAAGATATATACAAGACAAAGCAATGAACGAGATAAAATAGTTGTTTGATACTACTTCTAACAAAGGTTAGAGGTAGTGATGAGACAATTATATAATTATATGGTTGATAATTGTTTGTAAATTAACAATAAAATAAATAAAAAGATGAAAGGAAAAATAACAAATCTTCAAAAGAGTGAGTTGATTAAGGCATTAGAAAATAAGATAAGAGAGGCAAAGCAAGAAATGGATGAAAGGTATAATGAATACTATAAGGAGTTTAACAAAAATCCATCAGAAAAAGCAAAGAAGTTAGCATCTGAATATATTAAGGTAGGAAAAAGAAAAGAAGAAATAGAAAAAGAATTAGAAAAGACAGGATTTAAGATGGGCAACGAGTATAATGGCGAAACTCAAAAATATGTTTTTGGGTTATCTACTTGCTACGAGAATGCTGAATTAGACAAAGAAAGAGATAAAAATACTAAAAAGAAAGATAAATTAGATAAATTGACAGATAGATTAAGATTAGAAATTACTTTTTCTGATAGTGATGAAGATGCGATGAATTACTTGAAAATAATTGACGAAGAAATTAAGAAATTGATTAAGAATTAATTGCTTGATACTATCCTTTACTGAATTGTAGAGGGTAGTGATGAGGCAATTAAATGGTCAATAATTGCTATAAATAGTAAATTAGAAATAAAAATATGAGAGAATTAACAATGGGACAAAAGAAATTACTTGATAGTTGGTATGAAGAACAGAAGACAAAAGGAAAAGTATTTGGTATGTTCTGGAATGTAAGAGATGATGATGATTTTAGTTATGAATTGTATGAAAGAATTGACGATATAAATCCTTGCGAGATTTTTCAACAGAATGTGAATAATTACATCCAAGAGAAATCAAAGCAATAAGATTATTTTGAAAAGTTGATTAGTTTAGAAGAAAGTATGCTATTGATTATGCTCTTTACTCTTTGGGGGATGTAGAGGGCATAGATGAGTAGCAATTACTCAAAAAGTAAGGTCGTTAATAAAATAATAAAAAGAATAAATAATAATAAAAATATGGGAAGATATTATAGTGGAGATATAGAGGGAAAGTTTTGGTTTGCGGTTCAAAGTAGTAATGATGTGAGTTTTTTTGGAGGAGAAGTATCAGATCCAAATTATCTAAGCTATTACTTTGGAAAAGAAGATATTAAGGATCTTGAAGAAGGAATTAAAAAATGTAAGGAAGAGTTAGGAGATAATTTAGTCAAATTAGAGAAGTTTTTTAGTAAAGCAGAAATGTATAGTGATAAAGAAATTGAAAAAGTATTAGAAATATCTGATGAAGATAAAGTAAGGTCAATACTACAATGGTTTGCGAGATTAGGACTTGGAGAGAAGATATTAAATTGTGTAAAAGAGAATAGTGAGTGTAGTTTTGAGGCAGAATGCTAAAATAATCAAATAAAAATAAAAATATGACAGATTTTACTAAATATACTAAAAAAGCAGAAAGATTAGTAGCAAAACTAAAAGAAGAATGCTCTTCTGAAACTATCTGTGAAAATTACGGACAAAAAGAAATAAGTAAGTTTATTGACAAAATGAATGCTGAAACAAATGATTTAGATTATCAAGAAGTATGTTTTATTGAGGATATTCTTTATAAAGTAAGTAGCATAACAAATAATCATTGAAACTATGAAAGAAATAATTAAAGAGAATGTAGAAATGGTTAGAAAATTACAGAAAGATATTGAAAAAGCAAAAATGAAACTCAAAGAAGAAAGATCTAAACTCTACGATTTAATTGAATTATACTACATAAAAGATGGATTTTCTATCATTAAGATAGGAAAAATGCTTGGATACTCAAAAGTTTGGATCTACAAAGTATTAGAAAGGAGAAATAAAATAAAAGAAAGGTCGTAAAATAATAAAATAAACAATAAAACTATGAGTAATCAACAAAATGATATTATTATGGAAGATAAAACAGAAGCAGGGGAAGAAAAGAAATTAACAGGACAAGAAATGATAGATGAAGGAGAAGAAATGATAATTAAAGGACAACAAAGGATATTGGATGGAGAAGCAATAATAGAAGAATTAACAGAAAAACCTAAATCAATAGAAAAGAATAAGAAAACTCTTTATTGTCCTATTTGTAAGGAATATCCTGATAAGATTATTGAAAAATACCTTGATCCTATTGAAGAAACAAGAGAATGGAATACTGATACAGGGAATTATGGACTGATTGATGGTAATTTCAGTAGCACAGAATACGAGCAATTATGTGCTAAATGTAGAACCAAACTAATCTTTAGGGAATAATTGCTTGATACTATTCTTTATTTTTAATAGAGGATAGTGATGAGGTAATTATGTGGTCGGTAATTATTTCTGTAAATTAACAATAAAATAAATACAATTATGCATTTTTTATATTTTGTAGTAATTCCAAAAGAAGAGGCAGAAGACAAGCAAGGTGCTATGGAATATGCTATTGGATTTTTAGAAGAGAATGGATTTGCTGGTGATAGTGGAATATATACTTGCCCCAAAGCAGATTGGTATGAAGTTGGTGGAAGATGGAGTGGTGCTTTTACTTCATTACAAGAATGGTATAAAGATTTTGATCTTAAAGTAAGCAAATTACTCAAAAAGAAATATCCTGAATTAGAAAGTGGAGTTGATGGAGTATTTTATGGAAGCAAAAATAAAGAAAAACAGAAAGAAGAGGCAATAGAAGAAGTTATAAAGATATGGGATGAATGTAAGCCAGAAGAATATAGCAATATAAGTTGCCCTATTGGAAGAAGTGGAACTTTCTCTTGGGGAAAATCTCCACGACACGATACTGATGATATAATGCTGATGACTTCTGATCTGTTTAAGAAAATGAAAAAAGAATACAAAGAAGTGGAATTTATAGATACAGAAGAACAGATGGAAGGAACAATAGATATGTTGAAAGAGGAACACGCTATAAATAAGTGGTGGGTAGTAATAGATTATCACAACTAATCACTTTACTCTGCTCTGAAAGGCATTTTAGGGCAGGAATAAAGTAATTATTGGTCGGTAGTTACTAAAAACCTTAATAAATAAAATTATGGATAAAAAATATAGAGTATATCCTAAACCTGCTGTCAGATTCTTTGAAGTAGAGGCAAGAAACGAAGAAGAAGCAGAAGAAAAGGCATTTGAAATGTATGATGCCTTTGGATATCAAGAAGATTTCATTAGATTTGTTGTTGAAGAAGTAAAAGAATTTACAACAATAGGGAATGAAGAAAAGGATCTAAACGAATAACATAAATAAAATAATGGAAGAAAGTAAATATGTATGCCCTAATTGTGAGGCAGATCTAACAAAAGATACTAACATAATAGCAAGAACAGATGCTCCTTATGTATGGGAAGAAGTAGAATTAGATGTTGATGGAGAAATCATTTATAATGAAATGGTAGATAATGTCTTTCCAGTAAAAAGATATTTCTGTTGCGAGAATTGCCAAAGTGAATTGAACTTAACAGAAGCAGAAGTAAAACATATCTTAATACTTAGAAATAAAGAAAATAATGAGGTGGATGTAGATAATGAAGAAAATTAACATAAACAAACTTATGAACCAAAGGGAAATAAAATTTAGGTATAGAATAGAAGATTTAGAAGTTGGTGGTGTATTTATCACACATCTTACTATTCAAGAGATTGAAGGAGAAATATTTTCAGAACATTATAATATATTATCAAGAGACCAATACACAGGTCGCAAAGATAAGAATGGTATTGAGATTTATGATGGGGATATAATAAAGGAAACATTTCCAGATGGTCACTGCTCAATTAAAGTTGTAGAATATAAAGAACAAGCTGATGATGGAGCTTCTTTTTTGGGATATGAGATGTATGACAAAACAGCAGAAAACATCGGCAACATATATGAGAATAAAAATTTAATCAACTAATTATGAAATACAAAACATTCAAAGATTTCTTAATAAGCAAATTCGCAGAAGAAAACCCACAGGTATTAGATGACGATATGCCTGATGCTTTTGACGAGTGGCTTTATTATGAACATGAATCATATATAAGCAGAGAAAACATTGTTAAATACGCTGACGAATATGCTGCTATTCAAAAACGAGAGATAGTGGAGGAGGAAGTAAAATTGGAAGATTTAGTTAAATTATATATCTCTTTGAATTTTGATTATACACGGTTAAGCATTAACAATATATCTTTCGCTTCTACAATAGCTATAGAGCAGGAAAGGAGATTAGATATGGTATGGAAAAGATTAGCCAATGTTTTAGAAGATAAACCATCTCAACCAACCCCTAACTAAAAACCTATGAAAACAAAAGAGAAAATAAAATGGGCAACAATATTCCACGAAACTTATGAAAGATTAGCACCATCTTTTGGATATGAAACAAGAGAAAATACAAAAGAGTTTGACCCAAAGAGTAAGAATGGAAAGTTAATGTTAGAAGTTTGTAGTATTGTCCTCTCCCTCCAAAAGCAAGAGATAGTGGAGGAGATAGAGAAGATTATTAGAAAAAGGCTTGGAATGGACTGTGGTTATATTGGATGTAGTGAAGCGTGGGATTGGGATTTAGATAATCTGCCTAATTTTGAAGATTTTATTGACCAACTCAAACAAACCCTAACCAAATAACTATGATAGAAAAAAATAAATTAAAGATTGATTACGATAAAGTATTTGAAATTCAACAGAAATCTCCTTATTTTCATTGCCTTGAAAAGGGATGTAAGATCAAAGTAGAGTTTATAAATACTGATAATAATAAAGTTAAAATTCGTGGTTCTCATTGCATTACACATAGAAAAGATATTTGTCAATGTGGTTGGGAATGGGGACACCACGATGGAGTAGAACATAAACAAATAATAATAAAATAATATGGAACAAAGAGAAGAAAAAGAAGAGATAGAAAAAATTATTAAGAGGGCTAAAAGAAATGGTAGGATTAGAAGTGGCCTTGTTTTATGTGATAATTGTGATAATCCAGCAAGTAGATCATTATCATTAGCAGTAGGATGGACCGGATGCGCTCCTTGCATACAGGGAGAAGCTGATAGTTTTGATCCAGAGGATTTAATTTCTACAGACTTTAATAAATAATAATAAAATAAAAAAAATGACTAATCAAGAAATCTTTAATAATGCTCTTAAACACGCAGACCTTGAAGCCATACAAGAGACATTAAATAATCATAATAATGGATTCACATCAGCAGAATCAGTAATAGAAGATATTTTACTTAATTTAGGAGTAATCAATGAACCAATATCTCTTGAAATTAACGAATACGAAGAGAAAGCACAGGAAATAGTTGAAAATCAAATCAATCAAGCATTAAAAGATAACAAATCCTAAATTATGATAATAATAAAGGTATTTGCTACGATATTTATATTTTTATATGTCTTAATGCTAATTGTAGGATTCATACAAGGACTAATAAAGAAAAAACATTAAGACACAGTGTCTGAATCTAAAACTACCTCAATAAATGGGGTAGTTTTTAATTTACATCTTATTTGACAAATTCTCTTTTATAAATCATACTATGATATATAAAATATAACTACTTTAAGAGATGTTGGGCTTTAGAAAATCTACAGCCACTAGAAAAAATAGCAAATAGGAAAAAAAATAAAACTTCTATCAAAAATGATGATAGGGATATGATTTAATACCCTGCTTTAAAGAAAATGCCTGATTACATGCAAAGTTCTCTACTGCCGATCTTAAATCTGCCCACTCATCATGAACAGGTTGGTCCTTAGGATCAACTGTGCTTTGGCGCGATTTAGGAAAGCGAGAGTTTATTATTGCATCATAGACATCTAATCCTCCATAACGAGAAGAAAATTGAGTAGTCTTAAGCATCCTTTTTGTAGTCTCTCTTCGCACAGAATGGGCTATTCCGAGGTCGTTTATACGAAGAACGATACCAAGCCCTGCTAATTCAGAAACAATGCTTGTATTTGATTTTATCATTCTTTGTCTATGTGCGGCTTCTCCAAAATGTCCGATAGGATCTTTCCAACTATTAAATCTTTTAATTAAATCTAACTCAGTTTTAAGATAGTCAATCTTTTTTAATATAATAACCTCTTTTGTATTTTTATTAGTAATTGTATATTCAGATTGTTTATCAAAATCTATTCCTCTCTTTAAAAATGGATAATACCAATGTAATGCCCTATGATTCTTCTCAAATCCATCGATGCAATAGAAATTATTAGCATCTTTCTGAAAATAAACAAAAGAAGTCTTGTCCTGAACACCAAAATCACAACCTATAAACAACGGTAATACAGGATTATAATCAAAATCAGTTACAGGACAATTTAATACCTCTGGATAATAAGCTAATTCTGGATCTGCTAAATAACTTATTTCTAATTCCCCTTCAATAGATAGCGCATCACTACTTCTTCTGGCCTGTTCTTGTTTATACCATTCTTCGTCTTTAAAGGGGTGCTGATGCCAGTCTAATGTTAATAGATGGCCATTAGCCTCAAACATACTGCGAAGATTACGAGCAAATGATGTAGGCTTTGCAGTAGAAACTGCTACTCTACAAGGAGTAGAATCTCCACAGGATCTCCATGATTCTCTCCCAAACTTCCAAGAAAAGATTTCATCCATAAAAATAATAGAGAAACGGCCACCTCTCGCAAAATCAGGATTAGCAGATTCTCCGTCAATATATGATTGCCTATCAGGATTGATAAGTTTTAAATGAAGATCATGTTCCGATTTACGAAAGTTATTAGGCCTTGCCCATTTAGGAATAGAATAAAATCCATATCTCATTTTTCCAAACAAACTTTGGGGAGTGGAGTTGTCAACTTCGTCCTCCTTTCTTGACCCTACCCTACAATACCATTTGTTCTGGGACCACCAGCGCCATAATAAATACCAAAGAACAGTCCAGGTTACCATCATGTCTCTTGTTTTCTCTACAAGAAAGTCATGCTGATTAGCCTCTGCCTCTAATAATTTATAGACAACTTCTCTTTGATGAGGGAATAAAAACATAGGAATGTCAGGTTGATTTGAATTTCTTGGTTCATAGACCACTCCAAACATATCCATAAAAGAAAAAACATCACTAGTACATTCACTAATAATGTTTAATCTTTCAATAGGATTTGCCTCAGCTAATTGAAGCCTCTCCAAGCGATGATTTAATTTTCTCTCAAAGTCAGGAGAGTCTAAATATTTTTGAAGCAAACTTGAATTCATCTATGATTTATTTTTTATTGTGATGGCGGCTTTGATAGTCCTCTTACTAAAATACTATGTTTCCAATGTTCCCAATTATCCCAATCATCTTCAATCATTTTATAGGTAAGCTTTTTTTGCATCTCACAACTATGGATCCAGTTCTCCCAATCAGCCCCCTCAACATCGTTTACGGCCTCAGGGTAATACTCTGTGAAATATTGTTTGAATGTTGGCATTTGAAATTGGAGACATCCGTAGGAGAATTCACCATTATCGTCTATTCTTTTAAATCCTAATGGACAATCTCTACACTCATATTCTTCTAACTCATCTATCCACTTAGTAAGATCATTAGACGCTATCTGATATTGACACAGGTATGGGCGCACCTCATTTGTTAATTGAGTTGGGGCTTCTCTACTCGCAAAGATCATACAAACAATAACCCCTAACAACACCAATAAAGATAGCCTCTTTAACTTAGTAATCAATAATTAATTAGCTCTTTTTTAAACCCTCTACAGTATTTTTCGTTCCACTCCATAGGCCTACTGAAGATAATCCTATAATTATACCAAATAAAAGATTGCTTGGATTGGTTGCACCTATTTGAGCAATAAACGAAAATACTACACCGAAACCTATGGACAGTAAAGGAGCAAATTTATCAGGTAATCCAATTTTCTTAGCGACTTGGACTAATCCGATTACTAAAGCTACTAAGACTGCAAATGAAATTTCAGGCATATTATTTTATTATTTTACATTATTTTACAGAAGGTTCGACAAACCTTCATACTATTAATGATAATACTTTATGGGCATAAGTCAAGGAACCTATACCACTTTTATGTCCTTTTTATCTTATTTTTATTAAGGCCCTCCATAACTTGATCAGTTATATCTTTCATTTCACTTCTCTTTTTCTTAGTTATTTCCTTACCAGATATTATACGCAACCAATAAGACAACCTTGCCATAATAATTTCTCTCCATTCTTTATCTGTTTTTGTTGCCATTATTTAAACAATTCATTTAACTTTGCTCTTGTAAGAGGGCCACAATAACCAGCCACAGGTTCTATTCCATACTTTGTTTGGAATCTCTTTACGGCATTTCTGGTTATCCCACCAAAATAGGTTGTTGCATTCTGAGTAGCCAAAGGAAATAAGTATCCTTCACTATCCTGAATTGTAGCAAGTGCCAACTGGAGCATTCTTACATCATCACCCATACATCCAGCGTATAAATCCCTCGTCCATTGATATTTTATTGTTGCCTGTTGTTCATTAAAAATGGCAAGATTCTGTAAATCTGTAGTCCATATCCCAAACAATACCCTTCCAGCATTAAACCAATCCTCGCTGATCAATCTTCTACCCCCATATCCGACAAAAGTTCCGTGGCTATCTTGGCTCACTAAACATCTCTTACCTTGGTAAGATACGATTCCTTTTGATTTATCAGTGGCTAAAAAGTCATTGGCGTGTCCATAAGGTAAAACAGTATCTCTTAGTTGAGGACATAATTCATTACCCCATTCGTGTTCACCAAATAAAACAGTATAAGTGATTGGTTTTCCTAATGAAAGAACATGAGCATAAGTATCTATATTATTTCCTAATACCCAAATATGATTTTTTATTCTTGTTAATTTACCGAACCCTTCATAAAGAGAAATTACATCGTTCAACTGACTCATATTTGCATCAGTATCGTGTGGAGATGGACAAAATACTTCAGGAATAGCACCTTTATTAGTTAAAATATCTGCCAAATTATTCATCATCATTCCTGCCTGTGGCTTATTAACTCTATTAGCATAGATAGACCTTGGCGATAATTCTGTATATTTTCCATCTTCTATGTAATTATTAATTTCTAAATGAGTAGCACCAGCACAAGCCGCACAACTTCCCACTCCATTTTGAAATTTAACCTTAATATCATTTAATACTTTAATATTTACTTGGTCATTTTTCCAAGTACTCCAATCAACATAGTTAATTGGTGTTGCCATAGAAATAACTTCCTCTGTCAGATAGTCCTTTTGTTTTTCCTCTTGTGGTCTGACATCAGGAAGGACACCGCTAATAGGTTTGATTCTGGGTTTGAAAAAGTTTGATAGGTTCATAGTTATTTATTTATATTAATGGGTTAGTTAAATTTATATCACTCTCAATTTCCTTTTCAACTTCTTTCTTAATGGCTTTAGATTCCGATATTTCTTTCCTCATCTTTCCTTCAGTAAAATAGCCGTGTCTTTCCCCCCTTTGAATATTTCTCCTACTTTTTGCTCTTTTGTTTTTCATCTTTTTATTTATTTAGGGTTTGTTTAATATTAGCGGATTTTAAAAAGGTATCAATTACATAGGCAATTCCAATATGGTAGTCATCGGCAGTATTAGAAACTCTTAAAACTCTATTTAATTTTTTTTCTATCTCCTCTACTATCTCTTGTTTTACTAATTCTAAAATCTCATCAGCAATTTCGTCTTTATCACGAATTTTCCAATCTCCAATTGATAAAGTCCCAGAAGTATGGATAATCTTTGAGAGTAAATCCCACGCTTGTTTTTTGAGTTTAGGTATGGTTAGGGGTTTTTTCATATTCAATCATCTAAAAATCACTATCATACTTGGAAATGGTGCAGAATTCTTACTATTACTAAATTTCAACCGTCCTTTTAAGAATCTGATTTCAGACTTACCATAGATATAGTCATGAAACCATTTAGTATCTGTTCGTGCTGGTAATAAACATACTGTTAATGGATTTTCACTTGCTTTTTTAACCCATTTACCTATTTCTCTACCATAAGGTGGATTCATCCAACATCTCATGCCCATCCAATCGCTTGTAAGCCCATCAGTTAGTTTTGAATAATGTGCTACGACTTTATAATTTAGATCACTTGCACAAACATCACAAGTAAAATGAAACTCCCTATCTAATTCATCAAATAAATCCTGTGGGGTTTCCCATTCATCTGTATTGCTTGTAAACAATCCTTTGTTCATAATAAACTCTTTTGTTTAGATTTTCTCATTTTTATAATCCTTATATGCTTTCATCATTACTCTTACAATATTGCGTAGCCGATGATTAGTGGCTTTCCAATCTTCTCCTATTTGATTTTTGTTTTTGTTTTTTCATATTATCTTTTATTAAGGTTCTTTTTCCTTTTGGGTTTCAGACTTTTAATTACTAATTTAAGTAATTTAATACAATTAGGCTTTGTCATCGCAAAATGACAGAAATATACTCCAGTTAATAAATCTTTCTCTATAGCAATAAGACCTTTTTTAGCAGTTGATTCACCATTTTCTGAAAGTATTTTTTGATTTCTATTCATATTTATTATTAAAGTTAAAATTTAGAAACCACTTATAAAAACACTCCCAACAAATCCCACTTGTTGAGTCTGTTTCGTTTTGATGACAAAATTTACAAAGCATATTCCAAAATTAGTTCTAATATAGATAATTCATATTCTAACATTCTATCTACTTCCGTATTATAAATCATTGCCGTATGTTCAGTAATTTTCGTAGATTCTAATACTGATTTTAATTCATTTATCCTTTGTTGTATTTTTTTTTTATTCATCTTTTTATTTATTTAGGGTTTGTTATTGATTGGCTTTAAAGAATGCTTCAGCAAATCCTTTCGGGGTTATTGCTCTCCTTTCCTGTCTTGTTAATTTACCAAACATTTCTGGGTGGAT